CTTCATATTCATTGGCTATTCCTTTAGTGACTAATTCGTGTTGTTTTGTGATTGATTCGACTTTGGCTTCTTGTGTCTTGGCGACAATTTCAATCTCTGTTTTGTAATTAAGGTATTTAGAATAACCCAACCACCAGCCACTACCAAAACAAATAGATACAACCACAGTAATAATGATAATTTTGACATAATTAATCATTCTATAGGCCCAGTAGTGAGAAAACGCAATATAGCGACAATAAGGCCAATAACAACCAACAAAATGCCATAGTATTTTTCGTTTATAACAGACTGTAAATAAGAAAAGTTGTCAAATAGTGCGCCAAACACTACCAACAAAAAAGAAAACCATAAAGTCTTACTGCGATGCGCTTTCATTTTCCAGTAATGTAATGGCTTATAAAACCTACAAAAGCTGATATTGCAGATACCACCATCATGCCTGCCCACAGGCCTCCACGACCCTTATTGGCTAACTCTAGCAATGCCTTAACATCTTTACGCAGTTCAGCTACTTCAAATTCCATAGCTTCAACTTTTTGCCAAGTAACACCAAATTTAACAGGGTCAATTTCCACGACTACGCTCACTTTTTAGTTGGTTTGCGAGTAGTCGCTTTAGGGATTTTAACAGTTTTTTTAGCTACTTTTTTAGTAACAGTCTTTTTAACTACAGGAAAAGGCCATGCAGTAACATCTACACTAATTTTAGGCATATAACCAAGTTTGTCAAATAACCAAGTAAATAAAAACATATCATCCCACCAATGCTTTTACTTCATCTTGGGTTAAACCAAGCGCAGCTAGTTTAGCTAGTGCAGAAGCCTTAACATCAATGACTGCTTGTGCATCAGCTTGAGCTTGTGCAGTTACGGCTTGTAGGTCGTAATCTACTTCATTGTTGTTAGCATCGTAAGCTGTATCGCCATTAGTAGATTTAACTTGCGGATAGAGTTTATAAATAGCTGAAATCATGCGGCAATCTCCATTAGTGTAATTGAGGAAACAGAACGACCTTGACCATTTGTATTTGTATCGCCTGAACTGCTATTTACAAAAATAGTAGCGGCATTGCTTCTAACCGCTAACTTATAAGTTGTTGCAGAAGCAGTTGCAGGAGAATCAAGGTATGTTCCTGTATTTTGTGTAAAAGCACTTGCAGAAGCGTTATAAATATTACCGCTAGAAACTTGTAAACGACTTCCAGCAGCATCGCCTACGCTAATAGGAGTAGAACCCCTAATTAACTGCATAAATGCTTGGTCATTATTGCTCACACCACAAAGACTATAAATAACCAAAACTTTACTTGTTGCAAACTTAGGTGTAATAGAAAGTGTTAGCCCAGTTACATCCACCCAACTTCCTGTAGTAGCTGTAGAAAAGGTATCTGATTTAGTTACGCTTACCACTTGCAACACACTACCGGTTGGCAATCTTGCATATCCAACTGTTCCGCTAGACAAATCAGTAGCATTTAACGATACACCTGTAATTGAACCACCAGTAATTGCTACAGAATTAGATGCTTGCGTAGCAATAGTGCCTAAACCTAAATTTGTGCGAGAAGTAGAAGTGCTTGTAACATCAGAAAGGTTATTAGCTTTAGCAAGGTAAGTAGCACTTAATCCAGTAATTGCTGTATCTGTGTAGTTTTTAGTAGCAGCGTCTTGAGCTAATGTAGGGTCAGTAACAGCACTAACTTTGTTATTTGCCATATTCAAAGCACCTGTCATTGGTGTTTGACCATCTGCGGCTACGCTTGCTGTTAAAGCATTGGCAATGTCTGTAAGGGTAGTATTACCCCATGTAGTTGTTATAGTTGTACCTGATACGACTGGATTACCAGCAGGTAGGCTGTATGTCCCACTTCCGTTGCGGCTCATAATTGTTTTCCTTTGCCATTTCTACTCATTTGATGCTCCTTCTTGCGCTGCTTTAATCATTAATAATTGCGCTAAGCGCTTTTGTTTATCTGACATATTTGTAGTAGGTATTTTACTAGCTAATTGACCTGCTTTATAGGCTGCTTCTCCAACTAAACGAGGGCTTGTTGATGCCATTGTTGCCGCTAAAGCTGGTAAATGTGTTCCACCACTTAAAATAGCGCCTAATCCGGCACTTACATCCAACCCTTGACCTACTATTCCTCTTGGAGTCCATGAGGAAAGTGATTGTCCTGCTAAAGCTGGCATTAAATTGCGACCACCTTCAGTCATTAATTTATTGGCTATTTCTTGGCGATAACCATAGTTTGCATTGACATTGTTACGCATTAAAGATTGAAGTTTATTCAATCCTGTTGCTACAGAAGTCTTTTTTCCTAAACTAAGCGATTTTTCAATTTCACGAATTAACTCAGCACTTTCGCTGTAATCTTTCATTACATTGCTATAAACAGGTGCTTGTGTATTAATCGTTTCTTTTACAGAATGGTATATATCATCAGCAACATTTCTAGCTTTAGTATTATATGGAATATCCTCTAAAATAGCGCCAATGCGTTGTTTTAAAGCATCCATACCTTCTGGAGTGTGATATTCAGCAGGGTCTAATTTTTTCCAACGATTTACAGATTTTTTAATATCTTCTAATGCTTTAATGGCGTTAGGATTAGTAGTTTCACCTTTAAATGACCCAATATTTGCAGCTTCTTTAATTTTCTTTTCAATATCACCAAAACTTAATATTGTCTTATCTGCGCTAATATCTTCCATTCCTGACCGATAGGCTGTATTTTTTGCTTGACGCATATCAGATAAGTTGGCTTTAGCTGCATTAAGCACATTTTCCATTGGTGCTTCGCCACGCATATTAGTTAAAAACTCAGGGTTTGCAGTTTTACCAGCCTGGTATGCTTCTTCAATAGCTTTAGAACCTGCGCCAGTAGATATACCAGCACCTTTTGTAAGTAATGCTTTAGCTAATTGACCACCAGCAGAAGCAACGCCTGGAATAGCGCCTAAACCGCCACTTATGCCAATATTTTTAGCTTGTTCTTTGTAATAATCTTTACCAGTTAAACCTTGTTCTTGTGGAGTAATAGCACCTTGCGCCGAACCATAACCAATTCCTTGTGCAACTGGAGTAATATAAGGTGCAATATGTGGCATTGCTTTAGATAAAGCGCCTTCTGCTTTAGCAAAAGAAGGAATCATTCCAACTCCTTTTACCATGCCAGCAGCAGGGGCAACAGAGCCAGCAACTTGACCTGCTAAATAAGAACCTGGATTAGCTTCTTGATAAGGTTTAGCTTCTTCAGCATATCTTTGTGCTGCTTGACCGCCTACTTTTCCACCGCTTAATAATTGTGCAATACCTAATACTGGGTCTGTAATAATAGATTTTCCAGCGCCAGTAAGTGCAGATTCTAAAGGGCGAATTTCAGGTGATATTTGAGCAACATTGCGTGTTGGTCTACCCAAAGCAGCGCCACCACCAGTTTCAGCAAATTGAGTTTGTGGTTTATATAGCTTTTGTGCTTGTGCAATAACATCAGCTTGACTAGCACCTTCTGGGCCAGTTAAGACAACAGTATTACCATCAGGCGCTTGTACTGTATATTCTGCCATTATTGTGTGCTTCCAGGGACAACTTTAATAATTCCCCATTGTCCTTTTTCAACAACAGGTGGTCTATAAGCTGGATTTACAGGATGGGCTTTAGGTATAGTAGCCTCTTCTTCTGTCATAGTTACAAATTGACGCAAATTCTGAGGCACAATTTTTTGATGCACTTTGTATTCATTATTGATTACATTAGCAGCATAATTCTTTTGATTATTAGCTATTTGTTGTGCAGTTTTTTGTGTTACCAACAATGTTGATGGATTATTAAAATTAGGCTGTAAACCACTTAAAATTCTTTCATCGCCACCATTAAGGACACCAAGATTAAATGCTTCTTTACCTGTCAAAGTAACAGTATTGTAGGCTTCACTTAACAAAGCCCTTTTTTGTGGATTTGCCATATCAGCAACACTAAAGTTAGAAATTAAGTTTTTATAATTATCTAATGATTGTTGATAGTTAATAGCGCCTGATACTTTTTTAGCGGGTTCGCCCACTAATGGCTCAGAGGCTTTAGCAAACCATTCTCTATTTTGTTTTGGCGATAATCCAGCAGGAGGTTGTGGAGTTTCAAAAGTAGGTTGTTTTGCAGTAGGCTGTACTGGTTGTGTTGGCATTGTTACTGCGCCTTGCGCATAAGCAGGTGCATTTGGGGCTAAAGAAACTGGTGGTTTAGCCAACACAGGAGAACCAGGGTTAATTGTTTGTGCTGGAGGTTGTCCACGCAATGCTTGTGGCATATTACCACCATAAGGTATTCCTTCGTCACTTAATCTAGCAGCTTCAGCAGGAGATACGCCTTTTGCAAATCTTTGCAATACTTTAGTTGGGTCACGAGGGTCACGCAATTCAATCGCATTACCAGTATCTACATGAATAGGTGGATGATATTTTTCTCCACCTTGTCCAACAGTTTCCATTTGACCTGTAGATAGATTTATTCGCTTACCAATTTCACCTTCGCCATATTTCTGAATTTTTAAATCTTCAGCAACCATTGATTTTAATGTAGGATTTTGTGAATTAAGTCCATATTGAATAGCTTTAGCAGGGTCAGTTTGTTGTAGTCTTGCATATTCTTGAATTTCAGCAGCATTTCTTCCTCTTAAAGCTGTAGCTAATTCTTGTGTTTTAGTATCTAAATTAGCATTAGTCAACCCGCCAATAGCAGCGTTAATCATTGGCAATGCTTGTTGCAATGCAGAAGGTTTTACATAATGTCCACTAATAACTTGACCTTGAGGCGCATTAAAGGCTTGTCCTGTCAGCAAATTAGCTAACTGGCGTTGTCTTTGTAAACCCAAGACTTCGGGGTCTTGTGATAGAAATTGTTGGTCTGAAAGGTTTGTTGGGTCTGCCATGATTATCCCTGCTTTAGTAATTTAGACAGCGCACTTAAATCCATTGGCTGTGCATTTTGAATGGGTTGCTGTGTTGTATAAGTAAATGGGTTTTGATTACCTCGTACCGCATTTGTTGTAGCTGTACCTTGTATACCTTGTGCTAATTTTCCTAATGAATTAGATAATCCTGAAGCAGCACCTTGTTTAAGCAATTTTGATAAATTATTTGTATCTACAGAAGGATTTGCAGCTTCATATTTAGCTAATTGACTAGGAGTTAATCCATATCCTAAGTTTGCTCCACCAAGTCCAGCAGCAGCTTCACTACCAACAATTCCAGATAATGACCCAGCGCCAGTAGTTCCACCCATACCAACAGAAGATAATTCCAATCCTGTAGGAGCGCTTCCTAAACCTAATGCTGATTGAGTGGCAGCAGCGCCAGAAGGAGAATAAGCACCAACAGCAGGTGCGCCAGCATTTAAACCATAACCACTTGAAACCGCTTCTCCAGTTGTAGCATCTACAGCAGGTATTCCAAGAGTTTCTGAAGCAGCAGCAGGGGTTATTCCAGCAGATTCAGCTAAAGCCATAACTTCAGGTGCATAAGCAAGTGCAGCGCCACCAGCAGCAAGACCACCAACAGTAATCCATCCACCAGGAATTTGATTAACAGCTTTGTCTAATTGTGATAACCCACCTAAAACACCACCCCCACCACCATCAGTACCTAATGCTGATGAAATGGTATCAGTAACACCAGAAAAAGAATTGCTGCTACCCATTTTAAGCAGTCAACCAATTATAAGCATTAGAAATGCCTGTTCCAGCACTTGATAAAAGACCAGGATTAGCAGCAAGACCTAAAATACCAGCAGAGCCTAAACCATACAAACCAGCAGTTTGATTAGTAGCTTGTCCTAATGCAGCATTTTGCGCTGCAATATTAGCGTTAGTTTGAGTAGCTAAAGCACCTGTGTAATCAGGGCCAGCTACAGCAGCTTGTTGTGGTGCATTGATAAGATTAGGTGTAGTTAAGGACTTAATCTGTCCAGCTTGTGTGCCTTGTAATTGTTGGGCTTGCAAACCAGTATTCATGCCACCAATTTGTGCGGAAGTAAGCAAATCATTTTTGCCTTGATTGTATGTACGCATAGCATTGTCATAAGCGACTGTGCCAGGCACAATACCTTGATTAGCCAAAGCAGCAGTTTGCTGTTCATCAGACTGTGCAATTTGTGGCTGTAATCTGCGCATAATCGCATCAGAATAAGTTTCACCTGGGTTAATACCATAAGCAGGGGTATTAACGCTTTTTTGTAAATTTGTTAAAGAAGATGTTGTAAGGTCTTGTAATGGCTGACTTAAAGACTGAGTTGCAGTCCATGTAGGATTGCCATTAGCATCGGTTGATTGTGTGTAATTTAAGTTTCCATAGGGAGTAACTTGATTTACACGATTAGCGGCTGTAGCAGTTTCTGCGCCAGCAAGATTTCCTATTGCTTGAGATTGTGCAGCACCAAAATACGGACTTGTTGTTCCGCCATACGGATTAGTCGTATTGGCATTAGCGCCCTGCGAAAATGTCGAACCTGCACCCATTACTATCTCCTTATGCCCATTTACAATATTCTGGGCGCATTTCTAGAATTACCAAATCCCCATCATTATGTGCGTCAGGGATAAAAGCAACATCTTTGAAACCAAGGTGTCGGTCTAGTTTTAGGGCTTTTTCATTACTCCCTGCAACTGTGCCAATTATAACCTTTAATTTCAAGGTGTTAAACGGATAATCAAAGACCTTTTTAAGAAAGTCTTTGGTTGCCCAATGTTTACCTTCTGACCCTACATGAATACAGCAGGATTTACCATAAAAACCACAATATACGACTACAGCACGAATCTCACCATTTAATACTTGACCTAGATAATGTGCATCTTGAGGAGTAGGCATTTGATGTTTAATTGCCCAATCCTTTAAAGATTGTTCATTAAATAGTATCAAAGTACTCCTCCGGCCTCAAAAACATAATCCGTACTAGCCCAATGTAATTCAATTCCTTGCGCTACTGCGGTTAAATTAATAGACCCTGCAAAACCTATACCTGTGACACCTTGCCAAATACGAGTAGTAATTAATCCACCACCCCAGTTATTTGCATCCCATTTAGCTGTATTCCAAATACCTACAGTTTGACTACTAGGGTTAAACGAAATAGCGCCTGTGTTGTCTATAGGCTGAAAATCTACGCTTAAACCGCATAAAACGCTTGGTATACCACCATCTGATTGAAGGATAGGTCTTACCATAGTAAATCGTTTGTTTTGCCCTGGTGAGTCAAAATAACTATAGGCTTGTTGCACCGAAGCAGTAATATTTGCACCATTATCAGAAGCAGAAGTATAGAAAGTAGCTACATAACCATTGCCACCAAAGTGCATATCGTTATCGCCTGATACTTCCCAGCAATAGGCCTCTACGCCTGTAAATCTAGCCCAAGACTTTGTAATGGTGTGCATTACATATTGTTCCATTCCTGTGCTTGTAGGAATAGACAGAATAAGCATATTTTCACTAGCAAAATAATTAATCTGCCAACCAAAGTTAGCAAAATATTGCGTACATGCTTGACTAATAGGGTAGTAAATCTTATCTGTAAGGTTGACTCTAGGGTCTAATCGGCTAGATTGAAGCGCAGAAGCAAGAGGTACTAAACCATCTTGGGTTAGCAAAAGAAGGTCGCCAGCCCATTTAAAAAAGCATCTACGATTAAATGTTTGACCTAATTGCCATACGCCTTTTAATGCCCAAGTAGTAGCAGAAGTAGGGTCTGTGCCGTTATAAACAATGACTTCACCCATACTGGTTACAAATACTGCATAGTCATCAGCGCCTTGTCCAGCGTCTAATGTCCATGTACCCATTGCTTGTAAATAACCTGCATTTCTGGCAATACCGCCAAAGTAAAGAGGATTAGCAACGCCACCAATAGCATTTACATCTAAATACCAGCAAGAAAGAGTGTTTTTTTGCGTAAAAAATAAACGATTTTTAAACAGGTTTACACCGATAAATGTTGATGAATCCACGCCTGTAATACCGATTACTGTATAAATACCCACTACTGTTGCATTGGCAGCAGGAGTAGTCAGCATTGTGTAAGTAAAGGTATTTGCACCTGTCTTGGTAATAACAAACGAGCCATTATAGTCATTTGCCGTTGCGCCTGAAATAACGACTTTATTGCCTGTAATCAATCCATGAGGTGCAGCCGTTGTTAAAGTAGCTGTAGTACCTGATTTGGTAATGCTAGAAATGGTTTGTGCAGTTGAAGTTGTGGCTACATAAAACCAAACGCTACCATCGTAAATCATAGTAGGGTCAACACCATTACAAGCTACTAAAAAGTGTCCTGCGGTGTTTGTAAGGTTTACGTGCTGGAATTTATTGCTAGTAATACCGCTAAATACTTCTACTGCTGTACTAGGTTTAGCATCATAAATCTTAGTGTTGGCAGCAGCAAACAGATTATAAGTTCCGTCTGTTTTGTTGTAATTCATTAAAGAATTAACATTACCTGTAATGCCTGTAGATACTACTGTATAGCCTTTACGCATTGTGACGTCAGTAGGCGTAGGATACCAGTTGACCATTTGTACAGCATCAGTCGGGGCCATTTGTGCAAGCGAATCTCTACCATTCCAACCCCCAATAGGGGCTGGTACTGAAGCAGTCTTAGCAGAAAACTTTTTAGCTTGACCTAAAATCACGAGCCATATCCAGTATCAGGAATGTTAGCGTATCCAATAAGCACTCTGCTTGGCTGTGGCGCAAAACTAAGGTTAGGAGCACCTTTATCATTGGCTTTAGCAACTGATAGATAACGCTGATAATCTTGCATTAATGCAGTAGTGTCAAAAGACTTCACTTGGAAGTATTTTAGTTTAGTAGCCAAAACCATGATTCTGTCATCAAATACTGTGGTATCTGAGTCAGCAGTAAAGCTATTTTGTATTACATCTGTAGCGCTTCTTGCCCAACCTTTTGACCTATATTCCCAACCCAAGTATTCTTGGGTATTCATAATAGGCCATATACAAAATTGATTGTCTAAGATACGCCAGCGCACTCGTGGGCCTGTAGAGATATAACCAGACTTTAACCATTGCCATTGTTGTGCATCTTCTGGCCCTAACATTTCCCAATGCTTAGACTTATCCCAATGGGTGCGGTTTGTCATTGTTTCAAAGTCATCAGGAAGGTCATAGGCAGTCTGAGCGCATACAACTGACTGTGTGCCAGTACCAGTAGCAAATTGACTCATAATTACTACTTTTGTAGTGTTATTAGCGCTTACTACATAAGTGTCTTGCGGAATGTTATAGCCTGATAATTGCCATTGGCTTGTAACATTGCTTAAATCTGTGCCAGCCTCAAAAGTTAATGTAGTAGAACCATTAACAGTTGTGGCATTGGCGGTTAAAGACTGTGTGTAAAAACGATACTGCACTTGGAGTGACTGCCAATCATATTCTTTTAGCAAGTCATAACCAGCACCATTCATCAGGGCGAGAATCTGCGTTACATCCTGTGAAGTGTTGCCTACAACAAAAGACGGAATCGCAAGATTAAGTTCTGCGGATACCTGTTGCACCATAGTTAGCATAGTTTGTGACATATATATCCTTTTACTTGGAACATTACCCAAGTATTTGGGTTATAATGGGTCGGTACAGATAACAAGCCTAATCGTTAAATGTACCTAAACATTAACAATTTATAGGATTGCCATGTCTACCACAGATTTTACACTAACAAAAGAATATTTACATCAAATCTTTAAATATAAAGATGGTGAGCTTTTTTGGAAAATAAGTTTAAATTCAAGAGCGCCAATAGGAAGAAAAGCTGGTTGCAGTTTGGACGGAAGATACTGGACTATTAGAATTAAAAACAAAATGTATTTATCCCATAGACTTATTTTTATGATGTTTTATGGATATTTTCCAAAATTTGTAGACCATATTAATGGTGATAGGTCAGATAATCGCATAGAAAATTTGCGAGAAGCAACTATGGC